CGCTGCCTTCGCCGCTCGAGATGCGGTCTGCTGTAGGCCCGTGACGTGTTCGGCGTCGAGGCGCGCCCCGAAGCGCGCGAGGAACACGGGGTTCGTGGAGACGAGCAGAGTGTTGTTCTGGGCCTTGAACCCGGGCGCCTGCGGTTCAGGCTTGAGGCTGATGCCGATGCCTTCGCCGGACGCGGACCAGTTCATCGACCCCTCGAACCCGATGCCTTGGCCGACCATGACGCCGCCCTTGGTGTGGCTGATCTGGTGGGTTGCGGACTGGGTGATGACGACGCTGTTGTAGAACTCGGGGTCGTTGGCTACGTCGGCTCCGAGGATCGCGCGTTCATGTACCCCACCGGCCTGGGAGCGGTCCAGCGACCCCTGTACGCGGACCATCGGGTTGTGCATCAGGGCCACGATGTCGGCGTTCAGTTCTTCGTCGTCGAAGCCGAACATGTTGAACTTGAACGCCATCTGTTCGGCGGGGATGAGGTGGTGCAGGATGCCGTGACAGTCATCGACGCCGACAAGGAACAAGTAGTGGTCGCCGTAGCCGGGTGTCAGTTTCCCGCCTGCGACGTACTGGGCGAGTTCGGCGATTCGCGGGTCGTCGTCGGTCATGACAGTCCGAGTCCCTTGCCGCCGTTGCGACGCTTGAGGTCGACCAGGGCCGCGTGCAGAGCCTTCGCGGTCCGTGCATCGATTTGCGCCATCTGGATCTGTTGGGCGGCGCTCGCCATGCGATGCGGGACAGGCTTGCCGAGCAGTGCCAGTCGCACACCACGCAGATATTCGCGGACGGCCATCGTCAGACCTTCGGAGCTTCGGACGGCGTGACGGCTGCCGCGACCTGCGCGACAGCGGCGACGGCCTTCTTGGCGTCCGCGTTGGGGACGCCGAAGACGAGCAGAGCAGCGCCGAGGAACGCGCCGACGAGGCCGAGGATGTCCGCCTGGGTCCAGTGGTTGCCGGTGAAGTCGGAGATCGCGAGCGGGACGTCGGTGGCGACGCCCGCGGCGATGGCCTTCCGGATCTCTGCGAGCTTCGGGATCGTGATGGTGACGGTGCTTGGCATGACGGGCTCCTCAGTGGCGGACGATGAAGACGAGCAGGGCGACGATCGCGAGGATGATCAGGACGGTGGTGAGCACGATCAGGCCCCCTTGGCGAGGCGTCGAGCCGCGAGCGCGGCCTGTCGAGCGGTGCGGAGCAGGTAGCGGACGGGTCCGGGCTTGCGAATGGCGATCGCGATGCCGAGCTCGGCGATCGCGTTGTCGATGTGCGGGGTGCTGATCGGCACGACAGGCTCCTTCGGTGGTGCGGGCGGCACGATCGGCAGGTCGTAACCCTCGATCTGCGTGATGTAGCCGAGGTAGGTGTGGCCCCACTTGGTGATCGGGGCGTGCCGGTCGACCTTGTCGATCGCACCGTCGTGCACCAGGTCGTTCGACCAGGCACCTTCGGTGCCGGTGATGTGTCCAGCGAGCATGATGTGGCCGGCCGGGTCGACGCCCTTGTAACAAAGGCCCGCGCCGACCGGTGCGTCGTTCGGATCGCCGCCGACGTGCTTGTGGGCTGCAGGAGTGTTCAGCCAGGCGTCGTACGCCGTCGCATCTCTGGCCGGGATGGTGTAGCAGCTTTGGACGAATAGCAGACAGTCCCGGAACCATGACCGAGTCGGGTGATCGTGCTCACTCTGGGCGAAGGCGAGTGCCTGCGCGACGGAACGTGGTGCAGTGCTCATGTACCGATCACCTTTCCGGGGATGCCTGCGGAGTGGGCTGCGGCGACGCAGCGGACGCCGAAGTCGGGGATGCCGTCGAGTTCGGGCAGGGCGTACATGCGGAGTTGAGCGCCGAGATCGTCGCCGACGGCCGCGAGGTGCTCCCACGGCGTCTTGGTGAGGAAGATCGGGTGCTTGGGTTCGAGGCGGGCGCCGATCCCGATGTGCGCACACGTGCCGAGCAGGTGCTCGATCCGACGGATCCGGTACTGCAGCGGCCACCAGCCCGCGACCAGACGTCCGACATCGGCCGGGGTCATCTGGTCCAGCCGGGTCGACGGGTCCAGCACGTGTCGGGTGTCGCGGAAGCCGTCGTGGATCATCGGCTCAGGCCAGTGACAGCCGTAGATGTTGCCGTACCGGTCAGGCATCATGTCGAGGTCGATCTCGTCGTCCCGAACCTGGTGTGCACGGTAGATCCCGCGGTCGCTGTTCTCCTGGTGCTTGTGACGGCCGTCGAGGTGGAAGATGCTCACGGGTCGACCTGCGGGTCGATCACGTCCGAATCACGCTTCGCGACTGCTTGGAGCATCGCAGCGGACTCGAGCTTCGTCGCGATCCGCTCACCCTCATGCCGCTCGACCGCCGTCAACCGCGTGTCGAGGTTCTGGATCTGCATCTGCTGGTCAGCCACCTGAGCCACCATCGACGTCAGGTCGGAGAGTGCCTTGCCCTGCTCGTTGATGTCGACGCGCATCTGCGCGAGCGCCATACCGAGGGGCGCGATCGCCGGCAACTTCTGGCCGGTCGCCTCATCGACACTGCCCTCGCGACCTACGAGGACGTCGACACCAGCGCCCCAGCGCGTCAGTCGCGGCTTGGCCTTGTGGTGGTACCAGCGGCGGAACGCGATGACACTACTGAAGATCGCGATCGCGGCAACGACCCACCACAACGTGTTCAAGCTTAGGAATCCGGTCGCGCTCCCGGGGTCAGTGATCATCATCAGTTGACCTGTCCGACGGTGAGGTTCATGGGTGACGTTGATGCGGCGAACACCTGGCCGGTGCCAGTGCCGGCGTTGCGGATGATCCGGGCGGTGTAGGTGTGCGCGCCGGCGGACGGTGTCAGGACCTTCCGGACGTACCCGCCGGGCGACGTGGTGCCAGAGGCGTTTCCGCTGGCCCACGCGCTCAGCTGCGTTCCGGAACCGGCGGTCGCACCATCGAACAGGGTGATGAGGAAGTTGTCAGTGCCGACCGTCTTCAGCAGGTTGTTGAACGTGAACTCGATGGCAACCAGCGTCGAGCCGTCAGCGGTGAACGCCTGCGTCGCGAGAACCGTTTCAGCCGAAACCGCGGCTGACGACGCCGTGATCTCGGTGGACAGTGCGACACCGGACTTGAGGAAGTTCAGGTTGTCGCGGAGGTGCGCGTTGAAGATCGCCGCAGTCTCCACCTCTCCAGCCACGAAGGTCCGGGGTGCTGTCCAGCCCATCAGCGAGCCTTCTTCCGCTTGGGAAGCCCGGCAACCATTGCGTCTGCCAGTTCGGCACTGAGGCCGGCCCAGATCGCGTGCTCACGCGGGTCGGTTGGTTCGGGACGTGGTTCCTCGGCCCGTAGGTCACCGATCGTTTCGCCGGGGTTCCAGTTGCGGTTCTCGACGTTCGGCCGGGCGTCAAGGAGCGCGTCTATCTCGGCGTGGTTCTTCGGCCACACCAAGGGGCGCCAGAGTCCGCCGAGCATCGCGTTGCCGCAGTTGTTGCACATGAACCGGCGGTCGTTGAGTGACGCGAGCTGCGCGCCGCAGCAGTCCGGGCACTCCGCGATCCACCGGTCGTGCGCCGCGTAGACCTCGATCGCCGCAGACTTGGGTGCGACCCCGTTCCCGATGACCGACTCGAGCGGCGTGCCGGCGACCTGGTGAGCGACCCAGAACCGTCGCGGAGCCCACTCGGCCTCAGGGTGCTGGGCCACGTCCGGGTGTGCATAGTGCGATGCGTGGCGCACAGGAGCCTCCCGGCAGGTAGGGGTGAAGGAACGTGTGGTTCAGACGAAAACGCGGGTCGTGCTATCGAGTACCGAGTACGTGGGGTCGTCGAGGATCCAGACGGGCGAGAACAAGGACCGCGAGACGACGTTGCACACGATCTGCCAAGACCCCCCGGTGACGTTGACCGTGTAGCCCTCGATCATCACGTTGGAGGTTGTGCCGTCCTGGTTCTGTGTGGGAAGCATCGTGGCTCGGAACCATGCGCCGAGTTCGAGGTTCGTCAGGACCGTCGCAGCTTGTGAGGCCGTCATGCCGAATAGGTTGACCGTGAGCGTGCCGAACCGGGTGGTCGGCTCAGCGAAGTTCGCGACGATCCAGTTCGCCCGGTCGAGTGCCTCGGCGTCAGTGGCCACAAGGTAGTCAGCCGACCCGTCGTAGCGCCCGTGACTAGTCTCCGAGGTCGTGTTGCGGACCACCTGAGCGACCTGTGTTGACTGTGCGGTCGCGGTGAAGTAGTTGACGAGGTACTGGTCATCGGTCGTTGGCTGCGCATCGGGCACAACGAACATTCCGGCCAACGTCAGGTCTGGGGCTGTCTTCGCTACCGGTCGGTTGCGATTCTGGAACGTCAGGTTCCCCGACCCGTCGATGAAGAGCAGGCCACCCTCGGCATCGGAGACGGTCTGCATTGCGGCCCAAGCTGACGAGCCGGTGATGTCGACGAACGGGACGTTCGTCAGGGATGCGTCGAAGGTGCCAACCGGGATACCCGCGTAGCCAGCAATGCGGGTGATGCGTGCGGTGCCGGACTCGCCAGAGAAACCGTTGAGCATGGCGTTCGCGTGAGCCGTGATGCGCGTTGTGGACGTGTTTGGAACAAAGTGGGCGACGTGGGAGATAGCGCCCGTGAAGCCCTTGCCGATGACCATGCTCGAGTTGATGATCGAGTCGGTCCCGGTCGCGACCAGTGCACCATCTAGGTACAGCGAGACGGTTGTACCGCTATGCGTCATTTCGGCTACGTGTGTTGCCCCGTCTGTCACCACATTGGGCGAAACGGGCGGCGTATTGGCATCTACGATCAGGTGCCCGGTCGCGTCAATCCCGAGGATCATCGTGCCTAGCGGGTCCCCGATGAGTCCCATCCTCGCGCCCGTGGTGCTCGTATTGAATACGCAAATCCACTCGTTAGGGAACGAGCCCACGGACCCCTGAAGCGCTGGGTCGCTGTTCGATAGATATTGTCCATTCGCGAACTGTGCCGCCGTCAGTCCATCCGTGCTCGGGCCGGTCGATGTGCCGAACACGACTGCATTCCCTGTGCCAACTACCGTCAACGCCGCGTGCTGATTGCCCGATGAGTCAGCCGCCGACAACACCCCGGCAGGTTCACCGAGCGTGTAGTACGCCGAGGGCGAGTCGGACATGATCTCTTCCTCGGGCACCGACCGGAGGATTCGCCGCTCAGCACGCGCCTGGGCGTCAGTTGCGGTGATCGTGACCGTCGACCACGAGCTGACCACAGCGGGCCACGCGACCGGCCACGACTTCACATACCCCGTGAACCGGGTGAACGTGATCCCGTTGATCGTCTCCTTCAACCGGATCCGCGCATCGACCTTGATAGGCGACGGACTAGCGATCTTCGTCGAGCCTGGCGAGAACCTGCCATCCGCGTTGTTCAACGTCAGCGACAGGATCCCTGCAGTGACGCCGCCCTGCCAATCAGCGCGACCGCGGGAGAACGAGTAGCTGTTCGTGTTACCGAGGACATAGGTGCTGATGTCGAAAGGAAACGTGCCCGTCCCATCGTCAAGCAGCAGCTGCAACGTAGGGAGCGTCATCAGAGCCCGGCCGTAGTCTTGCCCTGCGACCGGTTCGTCGCCTTAATCACGGCGATCAACTCGGTACCCTGAGCCTTCAGCGAACCTGTCAGGTGCAACTTCGAGAGCACCTTCTCGAGCCGCTGCTCCGCTGCGAGTTCACGCTTCGCCGCCGCGATGTCAGAGTCGACATTTCCGCCGCGCTGGGCGTTGCCAGCAAGCAGACCGGCGGACTGCAGGGACGCCTGCGTCATCGCGTCCAGCGAGTTCAACTGACCGATCTGCGCCGCCGTACCACCCGCTAGCGCGTGCAACGCCGCAGCACCCGAGGTGCCCTGTGACTGCAGTTGGCTGATCAGCGACTTCGAGAGGCCCATCGAGGCGACCTGCCGGATATCAGCCATCAGTTGCTGCGCCTGGGTGGCCTGGTCCTGCTGCATCGCGATCAACCCACCGATGCCGCTGGTGGTGGACATGTCGGCGCCGAAGATCGAGTTCGACGAGAACGTGGACAGGAACCCGGCCTTGAGCTGCTGCAGGTTGCTGATCTTCGTCAACTCGGTGCTGATGAGCGTCTTGATTTTCGCCAGCGCGTTCTTGATCGGGGATTGTGCCGAACTCAGGCCCTTCGCGATGCCCTTACCGGCCGACCCGCCGGCACTACCGCCGGCCTTGCCGGCGGCGTTCGAGAAGCTGTTCCCGAACGACGACGACGGCCCGAACATGGACGCCGCGGGCGTCGGGGCAGGCTTGGGGGCGACCGGGCTGCCACCGCCGTGGGCCGCGTCAAGAACCCCGGCGCCGGCCCCGTAGGCGGCAGCCTTGACCGGCTTGTAGACGACCTGCACGATGCTGATCGTGATGGTCTTGTGGTCCGGGATCTGCAGGATCTGGTTCGCGAGGGTGTTCGCCTGCTTCGCAGCGGCATACAGTCCCTTGGCGGCATCGCTCGCCCACCCGAAACCGGGGATGTGACCGAGCGCGTCGAGCATGTGCGCCCACACGTTGATCAGGAAACCGATGCCCTTGACGATGAACTGGATAGCGGGCTGGAAGCCGTTGTTCCACAACCAGATCGCGGCCTGTGAAACCTTCCCGAGGACGTCGATGAGGACCCCGAACTCCTTGCCCAGCATCTTCAGGTAGTGGCCATAGAGCTTCTCGAGGACCGGGGCGAGGACGTTGCTGATGATGTTCCAGACACCCTTGAACGCCGCCTCGACCAGGGTGATGAACGGCCCGAGGTTGTGAAGGTGCGACTTGACGTCGTTGACCGCGCCCATCAGCGACCCGAAGACGCTGGTTGCGAGCTTGACGACCACCGGTACCAACTGGTCACGGATCCACGTGATGACAGTCTTCACCGCGGGTACCAGCGTGTTAGTGAAGAACGCTGAGAGCTTGGTGACGACCGGCCCCAACTTGGTCCCCAACCAGGTGGAGAGCTTCTGCACAGCCGGGATGCCCTGGTTCAGGACGAACGCAGCCAACTTGGAGATGACCGGCAGGAGCTTGTCACCGATCTTGACCTTGAGTTCCTGGGTCGTCGCAGAGAGCCGGTCGAACTGGCCCTGCAAACTGTTCGCGCGCGCCTCAGCCTGACCCTTGAACGTCTGCGCAAGTCCGTTCAACGCATCACGCAAGCCCAGCGTGTGGCCCTTCGCGTCCTTGACCTTCAGACCGAGCCGACCCAGCGCTGAGACGTTGCCGTTGTTGGCCTTGGTGAGCGCCATCGACACCAAGCCCAAGTCCTTGCCGGTGCCTGCGCTGATGTTCTGGGCGAGTGTGAGTTCCTTCTGAGCCTTCGCCACCGAGTGCGAGGACTCAGCGAGCCGCTGGAAGGCGGGCATCAACTGGTCCTTGGAGACCCCGTACGCCTCGGCCTGCTTCGTCAACCACTCGCTGACAGCGGCGGTCTGCTCTTTGTTGGCCCCCGTCGTGTTCTTCAGCGCCAGGGCGAGCTTGCGCTGCGCCGCCTGGTCATCAATCGCCGCCTCGGCCACAGACTTGATAGCCTCGGCGGCGATCTTCGCGCCCTCGTAGAGGGCGAGGGCTTCAGCAGACTTCTTCGCGAACTCTGCGAACTTCTGCAGCGAGTGTCCACCAGACTCGGCGGACTTCCCGACGTTCTTGAAGGTCCCTGACGCCTTGTCCTTGGCGATAATGTCGAAGGTGATGTCAGACATGGCTCACCCCCCGAGTCGGTCGAATAGTTCCTTGCGGGCCTTAGTGGCGGCCTCGATCAGGGCGTCACGCTCAATGCGGGACAGGTCCAGGTACTCGGCCTTCGTGCGACCCGTCAGATCACAGAAGGCGGCGAGGTCACCTGCGGCGACTCGGGCGACGGCTCGTCTTTTCCCGACGCATCGGTCTCCTCCGCGAAGTAGCCCGTGACGTCCTTGAGCGCCATCCCGAGGACCGTGGTGCGGGCCTCGTCGTCCGATGCGCCTCCCCGGCGTTCGACTACGAACGCGAGCGCGCGGCCGAACATGGTCGGGTCGCCCGCGAGGTCGTTGATGGTCTTCCCGAAGTGCTGGGTGATCGCCATCTCGTCGAACCCAGTCAGCGAGTCGAACACTTCCTCGGCGGTCTGCTGAACCTCGGCCATTGGTCTACCCTTCGATCTTCTTCGCGATGGCGGACAGCACGGACTCGATGCCGCGCTGCAACTCGGGCTTGTCCTTCTGGATCGGCTCATCGAAGAAGCCGGAGGGCACCTTCTGGGTGACCCACTTCCAGTCCTTGCGATCCGTGCCGCCCAGGGCGTTCCCGGTCTTCCCACGCCCCGTCTTGCGGTGCAGGAGACCTGAACGGTTCTTTACGAACACAGGGTGATGAAGCCGACCTGCGTTGAGTTCCTTCAGGTCGTGCTTGCCTGTGCCTCGGATCTGAACGCCGACGCTGTTACCCGTCAGCCGTGTCCGGGTTCCGATCTTCGAGGTCGCAATGAGTTCCGCGAGGCCACCGCGCTTCGGCAACTTCTCCCGCGCAGAATCCCGAATCTTCGGGATCTCCGGCTTAGTAGTCTTGCGGATGCCAGCCAGCAACTCGTTCTTGAGGTCCCTGTCGCCGGCAGCCTTGAGTCGCTTCGCGATCTCGTCGAGTTGCCGAGCGGCAGCAGACACGTCACCCATCAGGAAGTCGGGTACGTCAGACCCGCAGTGCCGGCATTCACGAACTCGACGGTGACCTCGGACGCGTTGCCGATCTGCCCGTCGAGGCCCTTGTAGTTGAACACCAGGGCCGACGCGAGCAGGAACGCCGGGTTCGTCGCAGACCGGGCCGAGTTCGTCGGCCGGATCTCGACAGCGACACCGGTCGTCTGGCCGATCAAGGGCTGGATAGTGGCGTGGACGCTCGACGCGGCAAAGTCCTGCAAGAACTTCACCGTGATCTTCGCGTCACCAAGACCCTTCTGATACATCTTGTTCGCCGTGCCGAACCCGGAAATGTCGACCTGGTCACGCATGTCCTCCACGGTGACCTGGTTGCCGTGGTCGGAAAGGGTGACGCCGTTGACGATGACGAGCGCATTGGTCAGTACAGAGACAGACATAGGTGTCAGCCCTTCTTCTCGGTGGAGGGCTTCTCGGCCCGCTTGGCGGCAGGCTTGTCAACCCGCTCGATGTGACCACCCGCGATGAGGGCGGCTTCGTTCTCGACCGGCAAAGCGAGGTCGACCAGGTCGCCCTGCTTGCCGGCGGAGTAGTTGTTCGACAGCACCCGGTAGGTGCGGGGAACGATCTCCAGGTGGCCGCCGGCCAGTTCGTCGGCCTCATCGACTGGTGAGAGGTCGGCCTCGAAGGTGTCCTTGCCGTGCAGCGCGATGCCGCGGTCTGAGACCGCCCGGTAGGTGTTCGACATCAGATGCTCACCGGGAAAAGTTGATATGTGACTGTCGCGGTGACCGTGTGCGTGACCGTGACCAGGCCGGTGGCCGGGTTGACCTGCTGCGGCTTGATGAAGAACACCTGCGACGTCGCGTTCGCCACCGTCGCGGCGTATGTGTTCGAGGGCAGGTTGTTGCCTGCGTCCGTCGCGGAGTAGTCGGTGATCGACATGACGTCCGGTGACGCGTTGCCGTTGATGATCACCAGGTAGGCGCCCCGCGACCCGAGCTGGGCCTGGGTGATGGTGTCCGAGGCCGACACTGCGGCACCCGTACTGACGACACCGGTGATGACCGGCGATGTTGCCGTGAGTGCAGCCACGGTTCCTCCTTGGTTGGGAATGACAAGGCCCCAGAACCGGGTGGTTCCAGGGCTTGGGTCGAGGGGTCAGGCGAAGGGGTTAGATTTCAGCTTCGAACGCGATGTCGTAGAGCAGGGTGGCGATCGCGCCGTAACTGTCCTGTCCTTGGTGGTAGATCAGGCTCGACCCGTTCCCAAGGTTGTGGACCCCGGCGACACTCAGGTCGGCTGGATCTCGGAGTGCCCCTGCGAGGGCCTCTTGGATCGCGTATGCGGCGTCCCTGGCCGACTTCTGGTTGCCGGCGCCGTCGATCGCACGAGCCACCATGTGGATGTACCCGGACTCTCTGCGCGGACCGCTCGACCCGAACCCGATCTGCTCCTGGGCGACGGTCGCCGCTTCGGACTCGAGCGGGTTGTCCGGGTGGTCACAGCCGACCATCAGATAGTTGCCCGGATCGGCGGTCACTCCGGGGCCGTCGATCGGCATCACGCCCGACAGGTTGGCGGCAGCGGTGGCGAGGATCGCGTCCAGGAGTGCCGGAACGACGGAGGCGGCCATCAGGCGAACCCGTAGCTCGGGAGGTTGTCGATGATGGCGTTCGCGGTGACCATGGCTGATGCCTGATCGGGGTTGTTCCCGGCGGGCTGATTGCCGCGTTGGGCGCCCCAGAACTGGCGGCAGACTTCCTTGACGGCCTGGGTGTAGTCGAAGTCCAGTGTTGCGAACCCGGCCTGGTAGACCACCGTGTACCAGGGCATCGGGAACAGGATCGGGCTGACCGGTGTGTAGCGGATCAGGCCGTGCTTGGTGTCGGCGTCGAGGGTGCTGACGTCGAGGGTGCCGCCGTCCGCCCCGGTAACGGAGGTGACTGAGACCACCGGGAGTGTGGTGAGCACTAGGTCGGTGCCGCCTCCGGGTACGCGCTGGGTGATCGTCTCGACGGCGAGGATCGTGCCGTGGCCCTTGCGGCGGGCGATGTAGGACTCGGCCGAGTCAATGACCGCCTGCAGTTTGGTCAGTTCCGAGCCCGTGGGAGGTGCGGAGAACCGCAGCCACGACTCGACGTCGGCCACAGGGACCAGGGACATCGGCTACGCCTCGGACTGTGGTGCGGAGCGGCGCCCCTTCGGCGCGGCTTCGCGCTCAGCCAACTCGTCGCCGTCCTGGGTGCGTGACGACTCTGCGGCGGCGGTGGCGCGTGCCAGAGCTGCGTCGCGCTTCTCCTGCGCACGGACCTGATCGGGTGTTGCGGATCCGTCGTCGCGCTGAACCTTGGGCATTGGTGTCTCCCTTGAGAGTGATGTCGGTCGGCCTTCACACCCAGCCCCGTGCCGGATTGCGGCACGGGGCTGAGAGAAGAGGTCGATCAGACGCCGGAGAAGGTCGGCGTCGCAGTGCCGGTGCCGCTGATGAGCTGCGACTGGGTGTAGCGGGAGAACGTGTACGCGAAGTAGCCGTACAGCACGAACAGGACGCCCAACGAAGCGGCGGCCGGCTGCTCGGCGCGGATGAACACCGGAGCGTCCGGGTCCTCCCACAGGTGCGCCTCGTTCTTGTCCAGCACGTAGGTGTGGTCCTGCGTGCCACCCGAGGTCGCCCCGGCCAGGCCGGCGGTCGTGACGTTGTTGTCCACGATCACCGGGGTGCCGTTCGGGAGGATGCCCCGGACGCCCTTGCCGTAGGCCACGTTGTAGTTCTCGCCCAGCATCTGGGCGACCACCCCGGGCTGGCTGATGAGCGGCCACGTCGAGCTGAGGCCGTTCTGCAACCAGTACCAGCGCCGCGAGTGCATCACGGCGATGTTCTGACCCGACGCCTGGTCGAGCATCGCTGCCTCGACCGCGGCCAGCGCCGAGACGGCGATCGGGTAATACTCGACCACCTTCGGGGACGCCGAGGTGTACGGGATCACCGACGCGGAGGCTGCGAGGCCCGTGGTGGCCTGGTTCAGCACGGTGCTGTCCAGGTTGGTGTGGTAGCGACGGAACAGGTCGTCCAGGACGACCGCCTCGACACCAGTGCCGCGCTCGATGGCCTGCCGGGACAGCGTCTGCTGACCGGCGTTGGTCTGCACGTTGAGCGTGAGCAGCGTGTCGTCGATGTTCGTCTCGGACACACCCGAGTTCTCCGACGCCTGGATGGCGACCGAGGTCGAGGTGGTGATCCGCGACAGGTTGACGGTCATGCCGGCCTCGGGGAGGACGTGCTTGTTGCACGCGTCCGCGAACGGTCGCATGGCCGCCGCGGCCGGCGCGTACATGTCGGTCAGGTACTGCGGGACCGTGAGGCCCGCGAAGGCACCCGTTCCAGCGGCACGCTCGTCGGAGAGGTACTTGGCCCTCTCGACGCGCTCCTCGGACATGTGCTTGGCCAGACGCGCCTGCGCCTCGTAGTCACCGAAGTAGGCGGCTGCGACGTCACGCTCGAACTCGGCACCCGGCTTGGGGCCACCGGACACCGCACGGAGCTTGCCGGTGGCCTGGTCGAACGAACGCTCCTTGTAGGCGGCGTAGGTGCGCTCCTCGGAGGTGATGGTCACCGGGGCGCGGTGCGCGTTGGGCGACCCGGCACCCGGCTGGGTCACGACCGCCAGGGCATCGGCCGCGGCGTCAGCAGCACGCTCGGCCTCGTACTCGGCGACCTTGGCCTCGATCGCACCGCGCTCGGTGTCGAGGGTCTCGTTGGCGGCACGAAGCTCGGTGACCCGGGCCTCGTCTGCGTCGTCGGTCTCGCTCTTGCTGCGGATTGCGGCGAGCTCGTTGACGTTCTTGGACCGTGCGGCCAGGTTGGCCGCGATCTCACCGCGCTTGCGCGCGATCATCTCTTCGATCGTCATGATGGTGGATTCCTTCGGTTGAGTTGCACGGGATGGCAACCGACAGGCATCGCTTCATGGGGCCGGGCAGAGCGCGGCGCGGTGTGCGAGCGGCGAGCGGGTGGAACAGCAGTCAGATGAGTGACTGCATCGGACGTGCGAGGTCACGTTCGGTGACCAGGTCACTGCCGGGCTTGGGGGCGGCGGGAGCGCGGAGGCTCGAGGTCGCGTACGGGTTGGCACCGAAGTTGGCTGCGGTGACGTCGCCGCCGTCCATGTCGACCTCTTCGATGCGGTACTCGGTGAAGTCGGGGGACCACTGGCCGCGGGTGATGCCGAACTTGAACGACGCCTCGGCGAGGTCGCCGCGGTCGAGTGCCTTGACCATGTCGCTGACGTCGTTGCGGGTCGCGTCGACCTGGGCGTCGTAGGACAGGCCGGTCGGGTCGCCGTCCTTGACCGCGGCAAGTTCAAGGGTGCTGTTGCGGGTGGAGGCCATCGGTGCGCCACCGCCGCGGTTGTGGTTCAGGGTGAACTCGACGGTCGGGTTCGCTGCGAGGGTCCTGTCGAACGCGCCAAGGGCCACAGTCTCGGTGTAGGGGCCGAACATGTCCCACATCTCGTAGGGCTGCTCGGTGACCGACGCCATGCCGACTACGTGGGTCTCGGTGGTGTCGCCCTTTGCGCGGACCTGCACCTGGGTGTTCTCCAGTGCGACCCGGACGTGGCGGGGAGCGTCTTCGCTCTCGGCCGAACGGCGCTGGGAGGGGCGGTCGGACATCTTCGAGACGGCCTCGCGGCGCGCCATTGCGGCTTCGTTCAGCGTTGTCATCAGTATGCCTTTCCTGCTGGCGCTGGGAGTTGGACGTTGAGTGCGTCGGCCTCGGCCTGCTGCTCAGGTGTGAAGGGCGGACGGTCCTCGATCTTGCGGACCTCGGAAGGAAGCAGCCAGTGGGAGGCGATGCCGACCATGTGGGCCTCGTAGCGGTTCTTGAGGTCCATCTCCAGCAGCGCCCCGCGGTTGAACTTCGCTATCCGGGGTGCCGGCAGGAGGCGGCGGGAGAACGCGGCCTCACGGCGCCGCAGGATCGGGTTCAGGTTCATGATCAGCAGTTGCAGGTTGCGCTGCGTAATGTTCGCGTAGGTGATCGAACCGGTTGAGGTCTCGGCGTCGATCATGTCCGCAGGCACGCCGAGGAAGCGGCATACGTCGACGATCGAGAACTGCATCTGCTCGATGAATGAGGACTCTGACGCCTTCGCCTGGATGGTGTCGTACTCCCAGTCCTTGCCGGTGACGAACAGGTCGCCGGTGCCGACCGTGGCGTGGAACCGGTCCTTGATGGTCTGGGCCTCGTCCGGGCTGACGGTCTTCTCGCTGTTCCGAAGCCGAGCTGACGGGATGCCTCCGCCGGCGAACCAGT